GGTGGCACTAAGTTTAAAGGTGTTTACATTGCTATCCTTATGTCTTTTGCCACTACGATAGGCGGTGGTATATGGGCAGCTAGTGAATTTGTGTCAAGAATTGATAATATTGAGTCAAATCTTGAGCAAACTGCTGAATCTATACCCAATATAGAGCCAATTGAGCTAGAATTAGCTAGTATTAGGACTAAAATAGAGGATAATGATTTAGGGCATTTGCAAGGCAAGCTCGCTGAACTTGACACACTACTCCTTAGTATAAAAGAGCGACAAGCTGAAGTCTTGTCAAATGCCTCAGAATCTACAGCTAAAGTCAATGCAATGGAAAAGGATTGGATTGAGGTTAGAAATGAGTACAAGGCTATGGCTGATGCAATTAAGCAGTTTGAATCTCAGGTAAATAAATTTAAAGCAGAGGTTGATGATCTGTGGAAAGGTTTAGATGCGGCAAGTTCACCACTGGGGTAGATTATGGAAAGTTTTATCGATGAAATAAGAGATGTAATAGCTAAATATAAAGCTATAGCATCTGCTAGAATTACAGCATTAAAGAGCGCTATACAGGTTGCTTGGGCTAATTTTATTAAAAAACCTGCACCTAAAGCAGCGCCTAAAGCTAAGAAAAAGGCTAAGAAAAGTGGCTAAAGATCCTAGATTAAAACGTGCTGGCGTAGAGGGTTTTAATAAACCGAAAAGAACACCAGGTCACGACAAAAAGTCTCATATTGTTGTTGCTAAGGTAGGTGACAAGGTAAAGACTATACGTTTTGGTCAACAAGGTGCTAAGACCGCAGGTAAGCCAAAAGCAGGTGAATCTGACGCAGTAAAAGCCAAAAGAAAGTCTTTTAAGGCGCGTCATGCAAAGAATATAGCCAAGGGTAAAATGTCTGCTGCTTACTGGGCTGACAAGGTGAAGTGGTAATGGCTAAGTTTAGAAAGGTGGCTAAAGATAAGAAAACAGGCGTTGCTAAGAAGTATTTATCTGGCGCTAAAAACAAATCTAAAAAGGCCGCTGAAATTAAAAAAACATCTGCCGCATACAAACGTGGTGAATTTATTGACGTAAAAGCAGTACAGAAATCGAGGGTTGCACAAGATGGCCGCAAAAAAACCACCAAGAAAACCCCTAAGCGCAAGCGTTAAGGCGACTTTAAAGAAAAAAGCAGAGGGCAGTAAGTTTACTGCTGGTCAGCTTGAAAAGGTATATCGCAGGGGTCAAGGCGCTTATTTAAGTGGTGGCTCTCGTAATGTTCCTATGGCTGCATGGGCTATGGGCCGGGTTAATAGTTTTGTTTCAGGTAAAGGCGGTGCTAGAAAGGCTGATGCAGATATAGCTAAGAAAAAACCAACCAAGAGGAAAAAGTAATGCCACAAGGTAAAGGTACATACGGATCAAAAATGGGTCGCCCACCAATGAAAAAGGGCAAAAAAAAGCCAGTCAAAAAAGGTAAAAAGAAATGAATGATGAAGTAAAAACTCCATCTAAAAAAGAACCTGTTAAGAAAAAAGAAGCTGCAAAGCCAAAAGAAGAGCCTGTTAAAGCCAAAAGAGTGCCTTCACTTAGGCGTTTTGTAAGAAAATAGGAGTCAAAAATGAACTTTGGTGCATTAAAAGGCATTATTGGTGCTGTTGCCCCTACTCTGGGTACTGCTTTAGCTGGTCCTCTAGGGGGAACTGCGGCACAAGCAATTTCAGCGGTACTAGGTTGCAAAAACGATGCCAAATCTATTTCTACTGCGATGCAGACAGCATCTCCAGAGCAATTACTTGAAATAAAAAAGGCAGAATTAGAATTTGAAGCTAAACTTGCAGAGATGGAAGTTGATATTTTTGCTTTGGAGACTGCTGATGTTCAGGATGCTAGGAAAGCTCACAAGGGAGATTGGACACCAAGAGTATTTGGATTGGTTAGTCTTTTTGGCTTCATTGGGTATATCTTTCTCGTTACTGTTCAGCCCCCTGACGCTAACAGCGATACTATTGTTTCTCTTGTCTTGGGGTATCTCGGTGGACTTGTTTCAGGCATAAGTGCCTTTTACTTTGGTGCAAGTCACGCTAAAGACTAAAAATTTTGGGAGGTATTTCCTTGGTTAACCTAGAACGGCTGACAGATCAGCTTATTATCGATGAAGGCTTAGAATTGAAAATGTACCATTGCAGCATGGGGCATCCCACGATTGGAGTGGGTCGAAATCTTTCTGTCGGAATCACTGATGAAGAGGCTAGATACCTCTTAAAGAACGATATAGCCAGAGTAGCAGGTGAATGTATGGCTGAGTTCCCTTGGTTCTCTGACCTCACTGAGAAGCGCAGAGAGGCCATTATAAACCTGGTCTTTAATATGGGCCTGTCTAAGTTTAAGCAGTTCAAAAAGACTATTTCCTATATTGAGCAGGGTTTATTTGAATTAGCTGGCACTGAATTACTTGATTCTAACTACGCCCGGCAGGTAGGTAATCGCAGCATCAGGGTTGCCAATATGCTCGCTGATGGTTAAGTAAATAGGTCCAAGTCCCATTTTCTGGTCTTGAGCCTATACGCTGGCGCATCCTTGTTCCTTTGGATATACCAGGTTTGCCCTCTGTATGTGCTACCCACGCCTTTAGCTGCATAGATAGCATTCCTATGATCTAATCTTTTTAGCGCCCGGCCTACAGTGTTTTTATCCAGCATTATGTTTCTTATTATGCTGGTGCTGCCTTGCCCGTCACGCTCTTTTAGACAGTCTAAAATCATGTTTTCTACTTCTTCATTGGTCATTTTTTTATCCAAATAGCTCGTAGTTAGGCTTTGAAAAGCTTGTACCATTCCATCTTGCAGCAGACGCATGGCGTTCTATTCTTTCCATCATCACTAATGCCCTGGTGCGATTACTAGCTGGCGCGTATGGCGCTTTGTCCCAGGCTTTATCAATTCCGATGTTTCTAGCAACATTAGCACTATCTGCGCTAGATAAAGGCAGATGTGAAAAAACTGTATTATCAAGCATTCTTAGTCCATGAAGCTTGCATTTTGGTCGGCCATCCTCATCACAAACAACCTCCATGGCTTCAGCCATGCGATGCCACCACTTTTTATTGCCAACAACCGCGTAGTCTCCAGCGCTTCCAATAGCAATTCTTTTATAACAAACACTCATATATTGCAGGTGATCAAGACTTTCATCTAAATGCCAGACTGGTACGGCTAAGTCCATCAATCTTTTATGATGTTGTGCATAAACAAAAAACTCAGCTTGAATTTTAATATTTTCCTCTTCACCGCCATCAATGACATCTGGCAATAAATAAAAATCTAATCCTGGGTGTCGATACCAATTCAATAAATATTCAACATAACCCTCAACACTATATTCTTTTCCTGACCGCCACAGAGAATAAGCGCCGTTGTCTATTGCAAAGCTTTGACATAACTCGGCAGCCAGTTGCGTGTAGCAATTCTTTGTCGCTGTATAAGAAATAAAAGCGTGTTTACCCTGCATTGACAGAGAATTATCTGCCCCACCGCCTAATTGCCCCCCATGATAATGTATCATTCACGCTCCCCCTTCATGAATAATTTGTTTTTTTGCTTCTTGTCTTGATGAAGATCTTATTCTTTTTTTTTGTCTTTTCAATTCACTTCTTGATAACGTGTTTACTTTTTCAAGCTTCTCTGATTTTCTCATAACCGTATCTATCCCAAAATTCTTTACTTGAAGTATAACCAACCATTTCAAGCTCGCCCTCAGTCAGCTTCTCTAGCTGTAATAGCTCAAGTTCTGCCGGGGTTGCAGGCAAATGATCGATAATTTTTACTGGTTCACTGTCCCATTGATTCATCTTTTAATCTCTTAAACTCGCCAGAGCTTTCTAAAATTAAACCCTGGGCTGCACAATAATCCTGCATGAATTCCATAAATATATAGCACTCGCCCTTATCGTATTCAGATATTGATTCTAATATATGGGCCGATATGCCTGTCTCTACGTTAGTTACTTTTTTAGTCAGAAAGTCCCAGCCATACTCTTTGTATGCTCTTTGCTTTAAAGTGACCTTCATGTTTGTTTGTTCTGAATCTGACAGTTCTTTGATTGATTTCTTATAATGATATGCAGCGTATTCCCTTACCCAGATATGCAACAGGGCCTTCTGGGGCAGGGAAGACTGCGTATACTTCTTCATAGTAATCTTTACAGGTTCTTTTAACTTCAAGATTTCTTCAAGTTGGTGCAAGAAATCTTGCACTGTACCTTCGTTGATTGGATTGACTATGAATTCTTTCAATTGAACACCCTAAATTTTAAAATGTCTTCTAACATAAGCTTTCATCTTTGCTCTTTCAGCTTTTAAGATATGATATTTATCTTTTATGTTAGCCAATGACACTGTCATCGCATGATGTTGCTGTATCAACTGACTTTGATTGGCTAGCATTAAGTCTTTGGCCTTCACTCCAACCTCGGAATTATGCTTACCCTGAAGACTCATTAACTCAAAATCCAACTCCCTGTCTTTATCTAACAAAACATCACACAAAATATCAACCATTGTTGCAAGTGTAGATAGTGACTGTATTGTCGCTATGATGTTAAATTCACCATTTTTTCCAGATCTTTGAGCCAGGTGATGATTCCTTTTACTACCCTTAAATAGAAAGTAAGACCCAACACAATTGTCTGCATCTTTGACGCGAGGCTTAAACTTGCTATTGAACTTATAGCTATTCAAGTGGCTTATCTTTTGTTCGCATTCAGCTAGAATACCCATGACCCCTCCCTAAAACGGTATATCATCTTCAGGTAAAGGATCAACGTGCTTGTTAGCGTATGGCTTATCCAGAGACTCTTTAATCTCTGCCGCCTTACTTTCCTTTAAACGAACATTTAACTTCATGTAGGGTATGCCAGCTTTTGATTTACGAACTGCTGCACCAATCCAATATTCGACACCTTCAATATCAATTGTGCCTTTATAGTCGTCATGCCATTCCTCAGCCTTCTGACCCTGCTCTTTGAACAAAACGCCTTTATTGGTATTATCATACTGTTCCATACTTTTTTTCCTCTTTTTAAGACCCTTATGCCAAACAGGGTAGTGGTTTAAATTACCTTTAAGATACTGCACGTTTCATATCCTCAAAAATTTGCTCAACAGTCTGTATCACTTCAACTTTATTACCGCATATATCGGTAAGGACCGTTAAGTTTTCATTTCTGTGCATATGAACAATCAAATCCATATTGATATGAATATCTTCAATAAAATAATCGTCCATAGGGTGAAAATCTAAGCTAATCCACATAATAATCTCCAAAAAAATTAGGTGCTGGTTGTTAGGCTTAACTGACCAGCGGCAGCGTAAAGGGAGGCGATGCCTAACTATCGTTTTCTAAATACCAATCTGCCACCCGGCACTTCTCATTCCATCGGTTCTTGACCGTCTTCATCTCAGTCAATATTGGAATTCCTTCAGCCCTTAACTCACAAATCCTGGCCGTGATATTCATTATTCCAAGATCAATGTAAGCTATTTTTCTATCAAGTCTTTTACCACTTTCAAGATATTCCATAATTCTTGCACATTGCTTATTACTCATAACAAACCCCTTTAGTTAGTTAATTGATTGCTTAAAGTTTTCCATGCTACTGCTGCTGTTGCTGGTACTACTCCATTTCCCAAAAGTCTAAGTCTGTCCACCCTGTGGGTAAACCCATCAGTTGCTCCACCCACGCACTGTTCAGTTTTCCATATGACTCTTGGTTCTTCCCATTCGTGCTGGTATTGTCCTGCCCCGGCTGGCCAGCGCGGTCTTTTTTCATCGGCTCTCGATTCACTTCCTTGCCATGTACTTGTGGATGATTCGCTAACCCTAGTTGGCCGTAGTTCGGCCTGTTGCTGACCTTCTGTGCTTGCGCTACATCGGGTGTCGGCCATAGATTGTGTATTGCATTCGGCAGAGTGTCCGATGGATTGCCCTTCCTTTCCTGCCTTCCTGATCCGCTCACGCCCTTGTGATCTCTCGCTGTCGGTGTCGGCCAAGACTGTTGTTTGGCTACCTGAGTTTCTAGGTTGGGGTGTTTCGCTTTGGCAGTATTCTCGGTTATGTTTGCGGTCATTGCCGAGCAAGTTCGTGGCGTAGCCCATTTCTGGCTTCGCTCTTGATTCTTCACCTGCTCCGTCAGGCATCCCTCGACATACTTCCGACCGATGCTCTCCCTGTATTGCTTGCGTTTCTCCATCCCTTCTGGCGTTCTGTCGATGTCCACTGTCGATGGTGTCAACCATTTCTTCTCTTCCGAGGTTTCCACCGCATCCCTGAGCTTCGCCCCAAAGAATTGATTGCTGGTCTTCCTGATCGACTTGAATCCCTGATCCGTTATCACTGTGTCTATCCTGCCCCCCTCCGCATCGGAAGTCCTTGCAGTCGGCCATGATAAAGACTCTTTTTCTTCGGTGAGGTGCGCCACATTCTTCCGCGCTGAATATAGACCACGCTGCTCGGTAACCTCGGCTTTCCAATGTTCTAAGGACATAGAGCAATACTGGGGTGTTGTCATGCATTTTTGCTGAGATGATTCCTTCGACATTTTCAAAGAAGACTCTTCCTGGTCTGCACTCATCGATAATTCTAAGGATGTCTGGAAATAAGTGTCTTGGGTCTTTGTCGGCTTTTCGACTTCCTGCGGCTGAGAATGGCTGACAAGGAAACCCGGCTGTGAGTAAATCCACGCATCCCTTGTAGGGTCTGGCATCCAGTGTTTTGAGATTTGTCCACACAGGGCAAGATACCATTTGTCCCTTTTGCATTTTCTTAAGTGCGACTGCAACGGGATAGGCTTCGATCTCACTAATAAGGATGTTTCTAATAGGTTGTCCTGTTGACTCGATTCCAAGCTCGACACCGCCATATCCATAGCAGAGGCTGATGGTTCTAAGGGGATTAATGTTTTCGGCAATATCCACATTACGCCCCCTTCAAAAGCTTTCGCTCTTCAGTTGTAAATGGAGCAGTAGATACTTTTGTTGGCGCTTTCCACATAGCCCTTTGATCATCTTCACTGATCTCGCCAAATGCTTCCTTAGCTAACAGTACGTTCTCAGGGGTTGGGTCAGCTAAATAACTTACAACCGCATCAACTGATGGCTTGTTTCTAAATACTGCTTCAGCGCATAGCTCGGCCTCTGACGGCTCAACTGGCTTTCCCCGCATCATCGCTGCCTCTGCGTCCGAATCTGCAACTGGAAGCCCCAGGACGCTGGATAATCCATACCTGCGAGCATAACTCAGGCAAGCGCCCGCTGCCTGTGGGTCTGATTTAACCATTGGCATAGTGAACTCATTACTGATCCACTCACCACTTTTATGCATTAAAACTGTCTCAACACCGATACCGTTACCGCCAGTGCTAGTAATTGGAAACTGCACATAGCTAAGGCCGTTGGCGCATAGTGGGTCTTTGACTGCCTTAATGACAGATGTCAGGTCGGCATAGGATGATTTAAAGAAGGGGTTTGTGCTGTCTTTAACAGCGCCACCCATTTGTTGTTGCGCTAAATTAAGTGCCAACGCAAGATTGGCAATACTTTCTGATTTATTCATTTTCTTCTTCCTCCACTTCAGGCAAGCATTCTTCGCAGACCCAAATTAAATTTTTAGTTGCAGTGCAAGGTGACCAATCGTCATCCTTGAATTGATCACAGTTTTCACAAGTATAGATAGCCATTAATAATCACTCGTTTCTGTTTCAATGATTTCTACTGTTTTTACTGGATCGTTGACTCTAAACCATTCACCAATCCTTACGGCATCTAGCATGGTGTAGTAGCCTTTCTCTTCACCATCCACATAAACTATAAAAAGTTCGCCAATTGAATTGCTCATTACTAATCCTCCAGTGGAAACGGTAGTTCGTCTGACGAATCAGATTTATGGTTAGCCATAACAAGATCAAAAAAAACAGCGAAAGCATTTTCCAAATCCTGTCGAGTTGCTTTAAATCCTTTTTCTGCCAGAACTTCGCCCCACATAGCTGTAGAAACGGATAAAGCCTCATGGTCTAAATGCTCACGATATGACTGCTGAGAGTGCATATCACCTATCGCGCTTTCCTGCTCTTGCTTTAAGAAAAGACTCATCATTTCAGATTCAGATAAATTAGGTAAATTCATGAGAAAACCACCCCGCTTGCTTCTGGATAATCAATATCAAGTTCTTGCTGGATTTGATCTGAATGAGTCACTGCGATTGACGTACAGGCATCCATAAGGATCTGCTCGGCAGTGTCTGTCATGTCAACATCATGACCTTTCAAAACCTGAACGATTAGTCGGCAGATGTCTTTTGAGCCATCATCAATGATTAGCTCTGGAATCCATGAGGTTGTTGGAGTGATGTTATCCCCGGATAAGAAGTTATCTCGGAGTGCGGTTGCTGCTTTTTCTACAGACCACGGTTGGTAAGTATTAGACATATCATTTCTCCCTTTAAGTAATGATATATGGATTGTAGACCAGTGCGCGTACTATAGCAAGTCTTCAGCCCAAGAATTATCAACTAATCGCATGAAGACATCTTCTTTGCCATCTTGTTGTTTTTTATTGAATTTTACAGCGTTAACATACCAAGTTCGCCAAGCTGCGTAATAATCTTTTATTTTTTTATTTGGTTTAGACTTGTGATGTGACACAAAAAGTATCCATTGCTCTTCAACATCCAAGTTTATTCCTTTTTTCTGCCAATATTTCAAAGCGATTTCACGGTTGGAATCTGGAATATCATCAGTAAGCAATTCATTACCTATTATTACTTGGTTATTCTTTTGTTTATTAGATTGTTTATTCCCCTCTAACTGTTGCAGGGGTAGGGGTGCAATTTCACTAGGTATAACTGCCTGATACCTATTTGTTGTCCCAGAATGGCCACCTTCTGACCGCTCGATAGCAAGCCACCCAGAGTCTTCTAAGCACTTTAAATGCTTCCTTACAGTTTGCTCAGATAAACCTGTCTCTCGGCTTATACGGCCAATAGAAGGCCAGCAGAGATCCCTCTTAGCATTCATATAAGTTCTTAAATAACTAGCAACGTATTTACTGTTGCTCGGCAGCTCCGCTGTCCAAATTGCTTCCAACCAATCGATTAGCTTGTTCATCCTTCTCCCTTAAATATGTTTTTAATTCTCTTTTAAGCTCTGGGTGCAGTTCTTTAGGCGCGAAAACACCCCTAATTTCATAATTACCCTTAGCATTTTGTTTTTCACGAAAGTTGTTTTTCATATATAGCTCTCAAAGTCAGTGTAAAGTGTCTCGCCATCCTGCCTTTTTTCAACCAGGATCTTGTGTTGCTCTTTGTAATGCTTGGCAATTAGCCCAGCCTTATTATCTTTTACTAACTGTTTAGCCATGTTGGTATCGTTTTTACGATCCATCAACCACTCATAACGTGCTTCACCTAAAGAGGCGCTCACCCAGTGAGTAAAGTCGTGTGGATTGGCTGATAGCTTTTGGTGACACCCATAACAGTGAGAGAAGGCATTGTCACCGTGCCACCTGACTGACTTGTTAGCGCGACCCCAGTAGTGAGAGCAATGAAGGCCAGTTGACGACCTATCATACTGCGTAAAACATACTTCACAGGTGTAATTCGCTCTTTCTCTAACGCATTTTGAAAACCAATTGTCTGCGGCATCCCTTTTAATCCCCATTATTTTTCTCATTCATTTGTTTCTTTACAACGCACCCTAAAATGACGACCAAAAATAAGTCGTATTTTCTGAGATACCAATTTCTGAGAGTTACTGTTGATAGTTCAGTCATCTTAGCTGCTTCAGTAAGTGACTTTAAACCGTAGGCTTTTGCTACCTGACTTGCTGTTGTCTTCTGCATATTGATCCTCCGAGACAGTGAGTATAACCGCTGTACGCGCATTTGCAAGCTTCCCCACTTTCATACCTCAATTTACTACCTAAAAGTGGGATCTAGCACAAATCAATTGCTATGTCTTTCCGAGAAGTTGGGTGACTTCTCCGAAAGTCAAACTGAAAATCACTTTCAAAAACGATAGTTATTTTCCCCCTTGACAAAAAATTTGGGAGCTTTTTTCTTAAATTTTGGGAGGTATTCCCTTAGATTTTGGGAGCTTTTTTCTTAAATTTTGGGAGCTTTTTTGTTGGATTACCCGGCCCGGCACAAGCATCGATGTCAATATTTTGACGATTTTATTGATCAGAAATTGATCAGTGTCATATTTTTGACATAAGGCCGAAAATTGACCAAATCGTACAAAGTTTGAATTATAACCTGGTTGCATATAAACCCGGATCTTTAGATCAAAAAGTAATAGGACCAGTTCGCGATCAGTGCTAATAATGGCCATATTGAAGCCGAAAAAATACCTATTAAATAGAAAAAATAGATCGTTTTTAACGGTTTATTGGTCTATAATTTGAATAAGACGCGAATTCACGCGCTTAAAAAAGGGGAACAAAATGAAAAAGATAGAATGTGATCAAGAAACCTTACAAAGAATGATTCAAAAAATGAATGATAAAGAGCGATGGGCCGAAGAAGCATGGAATCGCGTTTCAATATGCGACTTGGCGCAACATGAAACATGGTCACCAGAACACGGCTGTAATGTGGCATCTGACCCTTTAGATATTTTAATCAGTGAGCATTACCCAATAGGCGAAGTTTAGAAATTCTTCAG